TTCAACCGTCATCGCCGTCAGGTTATAGCGGTGGTACACAGTCTCCAGCCGGTCAATCAGCACCGGATAATCCACGCGGTTGAAGCGGTCAAGATAAACCATCTCTTTCGTCTCCGCGTCCAGCACCGTAACAACAGTAAAGTCCACGCTCGAAGCCACGTCCACGCCGGCGACATACTGCCGGTTCGTCTCAGGCTCGCGCGGGTCCAGCACCGCCGCCTCTTGCACCCGCCGGAAGACGCCGCCTTGATCGTCCACGAACTCGGCAAGATACTCCTGCCTGAATATGATTTCCGGCAAGTCACGCCGGGCAGCCTCAATCTCGGACGCCTGAATGAACGGGTTAGCCGCCGTCGGGAACGTCCACGCTTGCCAACCTTCCTCGCCTTGAACGCCGCGCTGATAGATTTCCCAAAACCAGTTACGCCCTTTAGGCGTGCTGATAAATAACGCCCTGCCTAACCTGTCCGATAACGCCGGGCGGATCGCCTCCGTCCACGCCTCGCGCTGCATAAACGCGCATTCGTCCATCACCACAAAGTCCAGCCCTTCACCGCGCAAGCTATCCGGGTTATCCGCACTGCGAACCGCCACGAACCCACCGCCCGGCAAAGCGACCGACCTGTCAACCAGTTTCACTTCCGCGCCTGGTATTCTCCGCGCCAATTGCCGCAAGGGACGCCAGCCGACTTCGCTTGTCTTGTAGCTCGGTGATACCCACCACGCGCGCCCGCCCTTGCTTGCCGCGTCCAGGCACTCATTCACGCCCAGCCGTGTCTTGCCCCACCGCCTGCCTGCGGATAGCACTTTGAACCGCGCTTGCGAGTTATGCACCTCAAGTTGACCTGGATGCGGTTTTGCGTTAATCCTGGTTGCTGTCAATGCCATCCCAATCTACAACGATCGCCCCACCATCCGCGCCGGTGACTTCCTGCCGCTCGACGTAGCCGCGATGTTTGCCGATGGTCTTGAGCGTGAAGATGATAGCGGTGATGTTCCCGTCCTGAACCTGCTTGAAAAGTTGGTTCTCCGCGAAGTCAATCAGCGTTTCCCGCTCCTCATCTGCGACAGACTTCACCGACGGATACAGGTTGATGTATCTTGCAACGGTGTGGCGGTCGCAACCCAAGAAACGCGCCGCTGCGGATAAATTCCCGTGCTTTTCGCGGAGTGCGTCTATAACTTGGTTTGCGGTAAACTTCTCTCTCATTGTTTTTTATCTGGTAAATTGGCTATCAAACAGTAGATAATCTATAGTTTGCCCCTTGACATTATGAGCGATTTCGCCTATACTATAACTATATATAATTCAGAAAGGAACCAAACCAACATGAAAGCGAAATTCACAAAATACGTACACGAATTCACAGACGACTGTGGTGAGACTCGTTATGCGGTTGCGGAGTGGGACGAATTTCACGGTCAGTGGGTCGCTCCGCTTGACCATAACACACGCACATTGACGGGTTGTTCTGCAGAGTGCGCCAGAACCCTCAAAGGACTCGGCGGATACAAATCACGAAGCCGGGCATTGCGACGGGCGCGGTATTTGTATAATGATAAAATTTGAGCCTGATATATTCTCATCATGGGACATATCCCAGGATGAAGAGTCGTGTATTTTTCAGCCATCGCCTTTTAATCTGCTCAATTGCTCAACAACACCGGCACTCCGCCGGTCACATCCACCCATCGCTGGATCGCCACAGCCACGTAAGCCGGACTGATCTCCACCGCGCGGCACTTGCGCCCCAACCGCTCGCAAGCAATGATGGTCGTGCCCGAGCCGCTAAAAGGTTCGTAGACAATTTCACCCGGTCTGGTTGTATCGCTCAGTGCTTTTGACGGTAGTTCAACAGGGAAACAGGCGTGATGTAATTCAGTTTGCGAACCCTGGTTGCTGATTTCCCAAACATTTGAACTTGGCGCAGAATACGTTTTATTTGTGCGGTATGTTTTAGATCTGTTCAAAAGAAAAATAAACTCAAAATCTCTCGTAAGAACATCTATAGCTGGGTTTGGCATTCCCTTTTTTAACCAAACGATAGTCTCATAAAGATTAAATCCATCACTTATTGCATTTGCGATTACGTGGACAAATTCACTTCTGCTTTTCTTGTTATAGGAAATGTTATAAAACACATTCCCATCATCTTTTACTGCTAACAAAAACGTCTCGAATACTTTTCTGTTAAACTCAACGTATTCCTCAGAAGTTTTGTTGTCCATCTCGTTATCTAAATACAAATCGTTACTTGTATAAACTCTTTTGCCGTCAACTATTTTGTGAGAATTCAGTTCCGTATTCCCGTTATACGGTGGAGAAGTAAAAGCGCAATCCGCCTTCTCTCCCCCCATCACCCTTTCCACCACCGCCCTGTCGGTGCAATCGCCGCAAATCAACCGATGCTCACCAAGCTTCCACAGTTGCCCGCTCTCAACGCCCCACTTTTCGCGCAGCTCCTCTGCTTTGTCGATCTGCGGTTCAACGTCCTCAGGCGCATCTTCAGCCCACAAGTCGAGGTCAAGTTCGCCCTTGTCGAAGCCCCAGTCAAGCAGGTCGTCAAGTTCAAAAGAATTTGCGAGACAGTCGAAGTCCCAGCTACCCGTGTTCTTGTTCAGGCGGATGTTCAACTCCTCTACTTCTTTTTCGTCAAGCTCACGGGATGGGATCCAACATTCTACCGATTTTTGTCCTTCAGCCCGAAGCACCCGCAACCGCTGGTGCCCGCCAATCACGGTGTTTTTCTCATCAGCGTTAATGATCGGTTTGTCGATTAACCCAAATTTATCAAGCGACTTCTTTAGTTGTTCAAATTGCTGTTTTGTCAAGCTGCGGGGATTCTTTGCATAATCCGTCAGCTCGTCAATCTGAAATGTTTTCAAAGACCAAGTTATCTCGTTCATTCTATCTCTTCGATCAAGTCCGTTGTATAACTACTTATCGTCTTTCACGCGGCATTAATGCTTCGCGCGAAAGACGTTGCCTTAATTGTGTGATTTCCGATTCTCTTGAACCGCCAGGACCAAAAGTTCTTCGCCATTCTGAGAATCCCATTTCCCACGGCTTTTTTGCGCTGCCGCTTCCACCACCGCGCCCGCCACTTCCAGAACTCTTAGCCATTGTTACCCCTCCTCTATAATTTCCTTAAAGGTGCTTGCTTTCTCGCGCCAATATGACTGTGTGCTTTTGCTTGTTTTTCCAGCGAGTGCGGATTTGAACTCCTGGAACTGTGGGGCTGATAATCTGTTTTTTGCATAACTAATTACACCAGAGCCAAATCCACCTCTACCACCCCCGCCGCTACTCTTTGCCATTTCGTTTACCTCCTGCGTCTTGTGTTTGTTGGTCTGGATACCAAATCCAGCCGCGTTCCATTGCCAACTCTTCAGCCTTTTTGCCCCCGCCGTAGCACACGAATAAGATTGTGCCGCCCCCAGCGTGCTTGACCGCTTGCTCGTACTCGATGACCGTCTCGTCAAGCCGTGCTGAATAGGCGCGCGTGCAATACGACTTCCAACCTTCGGGCACGCCGATAAAACGCAAATCATCGTGTCGGTGTGCGATGTTCAAGTCAACGATGACGCGAATACCTATCGACTGGAACCAGCGTGCCAGCCAACGTTTCCTGAACATCTGCCAGATTGCGACCGCTTTTGGCATGTCGGTGTAGACGCTGAAGTTTGGCTCAACGACCGCATAACACGCCGAATTAGCCACGTCAACTGGGTCACGCCATACTTGCTCAAAGCGGTTATCATCGACGTAAAAGTGGTACGTGCCAGTCATCTTGTTCTTGCGAGCCATCGTGCCCCACCCGGCGAAAGGTGCTTCAAGGTGGTCTGCTTGCATGTTCAAGTCAAGCATCGGAATGCCGTAGAGATTGTCACTTCCCCAAACAGCGTCGGGCACGCGCTTGACTAAATCCTCGTCTGGAATCGGCTCGTCTTTTGGCTCTTCTTCTTCAGGCTGCCAGAGGTCAAGCTCCAGGTCTCGCTTGTCAAAGCCCCATTCCAGCAGGTCGTCAAGTTCAAATTCATTCGCCAGCGTGTCGAAGTCCCATGAGCCGGTATTCTTATTCAGGCGGATGTTCAGCTCTTCGACTTCCTTGTCGCTCAACTCGCGGTCTGGTATCCAGCATTCAATTTCTTTTACGCCACTCGCTTCCAGCACGTGTTTGCGCTGATGCCCGCCGATAATCGTGTTGGCAGAATCGGCGTTCACAATCGGCTTGTCAATCATGCCGAACTTGTCCAGCGAAGTCTTGAGTTGCTTAAATTCCTTCTCAGAAAGCGAACGCGGATTCTTGTAGTAATCCGTCAGTTCGTCCAGCCTGAATTGTCGCAAAGTCCAGTTTATCTTTCCCAGATCGCCCTCGTCTTTTCGCACATTCGCCGGTACGTCCACAGGCACTCGCGCCCGCCGATAAAGTCAGTCCGCAGAACCAGCCCGTCGCTCATCGCCGCCGCCCAAAGCGTTCAGCCGCTCGGTAAGCTCCGCCA